ACTCATGGGCCAGGTGACTCCGATTTGACCGGGATGCGAATCATACCATCGCGGTACTCGTCGCGGCGGCGGCGTCCCTGCTGTTCGATGCCCAGACCCTGGATCGCTTGCTTGTACGAGTTTGTGAAGTACTGAAGCATGTTGTCCGGGCCCTTGGTGTAGCTGTAAGCCTGGATCAAACAGGCATAAAGCAGGGCTTCCGGGGCGTTATTGCTGATCCAAGTCGTCGGAGTGGTCGACGAAAGTTGCGCCGGGCGGTAGATATAGCCCAATTCGACCGCAAAACTAGCGTTTGGGGTCGGTGCAATATAGAAAGTGTTTTGATCCCAGACCGAATAGTACTTGGGGACGCCCGTGCTGGCCCCGTTAGGCCAGTATTCTTTCATAAAAGATGTATCACGAAAGTCCAAAAAGATCTGATCGTTGCCCGAGGTGATCATCATGTAGCGATGGGTGAGGATGTCACTCGGGGCGGTCAGAAATTTGTTGCTAGAAGTCATCGTTCCGCTAACTTCAAGCTTGAATACATCAAGATCAATCTCGCGAAGAATCTGATTCTCCGCCATCGTAATAAAAGTATTGATCACCTAGCTTGTGAACACGTTAGAGTTCACTTCGGTGTAGTTACGTATGTTAGTAACTAGTTCGTCGTACGTCATGTCGTTGTTACCGTAACCGATCCAACGGACCCCTGAGCGATAAGTGCCTGTCCAAGGACATACGGCCGCATGTCGGCCGTATTCTGTACACTGCCGTAGCTCTGGAACGCCGTGAACCCAGGCGCACCGACGAACACGGAGACAGGCTCAATGCGATCGGGGCGTGGATCGCGTAGCGCAATAGCATCGCCACGATAACGAAGCGGCTCCAGTTGCGGTTCCTTCGGCTCATAGTCGTCTGGGCATACCATGTACCCCTGCCACTGCTTGCGCAGGACATTATACGGGTATCGCTGGCCACAAAAATCACATAGCCCGTAAGAAAACTTGCCACTAGCGTAGGCCACACTACACCCCTAGATCGGGCACAAACTGCACGCTGGCAGTGTCCCGATCCTCCATGGCGGCGCGATTAAAGTCTTCTTCGTAAAGAACTTTTAACGCCTGCGCACGATCTGGAGCGTACTTTAACGATAGCTGAAACGCCAAACCGGAGACCAAGCAGGGCAGAAACCGAAAGTTCACGTCCGTCGTGTTGGTGTAAATGCCGGCATCTTGGATCCGACGAATGCGGTAGTAGACAAAGGTGTACGTTTGATCCGCAGCCGGATAGAAATAGACCTTTGGCGTGTTAGTGCGCTCAACATAAAACTGAGCTGGCCGCGCTTCCGAAGTCTTATCGGGGACATTTAGGTAGTCTTCTCGACTAATACGTTCAATGTATACGTCCGAGTTAACTCCCTGACTTGTTTGACGAATAATGGCTTCAAGCACATTAACCGTGTCCGTAGCAAGGCTGATCTCTTTGGTGCCCTGAGTCAGGGTGTAAGTCGCCTGCTCAATTGTCCAAAGATTCAACCCGCGGTTCGCCCAATCTAAAAAAACAAGATTAAGCGAACGACGGGCCGACGAGAGCTGATAGCCCGCCGTCGGCCGCATGCCACATCGCTCAAACGCTTCCTCGATAACGTCATCGATAGAAAGGTTGAAATCGGTTGTGCCCGAAGTAGCCATTTATTAGTCGCAAGACCCGCCGTAGCGCATCTTCTTGACCTTTTTCTTGGCCATGCCGCCTTTCTTGTAGGCGCGCATCGGCGAACCACCGCCCATCATGCCCATGGCCATGCGCTTGTGCTGATTAATGTCGCCCCCTTCGGACATCATGGCAACCTTGCCGGTCTTCATGCTGGGCTCAGAGATCATCTTGTTTTTTGGGCCTCTGCCCACCGCGCCGCCGCCTTTGACAGCGCAACCCATTCCACGTCCTGCCATGTTAGTACCCTCGCATCGCGCGACCGCGCGCGTCCTTGCCGCCCTTCTTCATAGCACGACCCCTTTTATCAGCCATGCCGCCTTTCTTCATTTTTCCAACGCCATCAGCAGCAAAAGCCGGAACCTTTTTGCCGCCCTTCATCACCATCTTCATCTTGCTAGCCATTGTCCTTTCCTCCTTCAGGATTAACACTTCCACCGACGACGCGCTTGACGAATACGACTATTCGGATTCTTGGCGGCCTCGGGGTACATCTTCATCTGTCCTGCCGAACGAGCGCAAAAAGACTTGCGTCGTTTGGCTCGAGCAGGGCCAGGATTACTTTCTGTCACTGCGGTCTGAAGCTTGCTGCCAGGATTAGCGCGGCGGTATGCCGCCACGCCTCTCTTGGTCATGCCAGCACCTTGCTTTGTTGGCCGAAAGTTTCCGCTTTTGACCGACGTAGCAATGCCCATGCCTTTGCGAACGGCACCGCCGCCACGAAGAGCTAGGCCCATGCCGTTACGTCTCATTACGCAGGCGCTCCGCCCACGTACAGCACGGTAACGCTGAGAACTTCAGCCGAGGATAACGTGGCATGCACGCCGTCCGTGGCCAAAATCCCATCGTCCGGGATAATAATGTCATAGGCGCCGGCAGCAGCCGGCGTCTTGATTTCCATCACCGTCGTGCCACCAGATCCGCCCGTTTTCAGGGTGATCGCAGCAGCCGTTCCCGTGCAGGTGTAGTAGACGCCTTGAATACGCGTGCGGCCATTGACCATGTCGCCAGTGGCAACAACGGTTTTGGCTTTGACGTCACTTGCAAAGCTCATGACAGCCTCCTATTAACGGGTGGCTGAAACGAGCAGGTAGTCTACTGACGTCGTGCGGGTACCCGTGGCGCTGCCTGAAAGCGACATCGCGGCAACCGTCAGATCGGTCGTCGGAATGTTGGTCGTGTGCGTCGCCACCAACTTGCGGTCAACAAAAAATTCAACCTGGCCCGTGCCCCAAGCGCGGAAGCCCAGGGTGACATACGTGTCGTCTATGAGATCTACGAGCGAATCGGTTGAAGTCTCAGTGCCGCTCGCTTCGGTCTTACAGAGGATCGAAGCATTGCCGTCGTCCACCTGGAACACAATACGGTCAGCGGCCGTCAGCATCGCTTCCGGGTTCGTCGCGAAGTTCACGGTAAGACCGACACAAATGTCCGTCTGATCCGCGTCGTTGCACTTAATGCGAGTCTGGAACCACACATACTTGTCGGCAGCCACGGCAAACACTTCATTGCCTTGCACCGAAGCACCGTCGTTATCCGTCGTAGCAGCGGAGGTCAACTCAAGAACGCCGTTAAGAACGTCGGCGCCGATTCCAGCAGAGGCCCCCGAGTCCTTAACAACCGTCCAATCGTTCGTGGAATCAAGCGCGACCCCGACAAAATCGTCCATCAGCGTGACAACGTCAGCGTCGATTGTCGTGGAAAGGTCCGCGGCCCAAGCGCCGGTGGCGCCCTTGCCCGAGTACTGAATCGGGCCAGAAAAATGCGTAACAGCCATCTCAATTTACCTCACATGCGAGTTAGGTACGTCTGTCTGCATGTCGTCAGCCGGGTCTGTCAGACGTACCGGATTTCCCCGGAGACTTGACTATACGTGAAGGAAGTGCATAGAGAAAGGGGGCCTTGCGGCCCCCTTCCATCTTTGCCTCTTAGGCAGCGCCGGGCGATCCGAAGATGCCACGCGGGTCGCTGAAGCCGAAGCTATAGCGCTCGCGAGCCTTGTACCGCACGTTGCCGGTATCGAAGTCGCCCTCGAAACCAGTCTTGATGGCAACACGCTGAAACATCTTCATGCCGTTCGGGGCGTCGGTCTTGATAAACCAAGCGTCCGGGTCGGTCAGGAAGTGGTTCACGGTGTAGCCCTGCGGCACCATGCCCATGTTCTTCACGGCGTTGATGTCGTTGTCCGCAGTGCCAACGCGCAGCGTCGACTTGAGGATACGGTCAGCCGTAAACATGAGTTCCTTCGGGATGATGAGCTTCAAGCCCTGAACAGCGATCTTCAGGCCACGTTCATCGGTGAACTTGGCGATGTCGATCAGAGCCTGCTCGAGGGAGGTCTCGCTCAAATCCGCAGCAGTAGCCAGCTCGTTTGCCAGATTCGGACCCGTCAGAGTCGGATGGTCATCTGCGCAAAGCGGCTTGCCGTCGCCACCGATCGAGGTGTCAAACGCGCCGTTAAGCACGCTTGCGGCCTTGATCTGCTTCGTCTGCGCCATCGAGCGAGCGAGGGCCTTCGTGTAACGCGCCGAGAGACGGTCGTAGAGGTTGTCCTCCACGGCTTCTTCGGTGAGCGAGAACGCGAGAGCGATCGTCTCGTGGGTGTAGCGAGCGGTGTAGACTTCCTGCGCCTGGTCGTATGCAACGCCTGCGCCTTCCGTCTTAACAGGAGCTTCGGCAAAACCGGACTCCATCACCTCTTCCTCGAACGCACGATCAGAGCTTTCAACCGAGTAGATCTCGGCGTGCTCGTTTTCGTAGTTCTTGTACTCAAGGCCGAACAGGGCATTCAAGCCCGGCTCGAGTTCCTTGACAAGTTGTGCACGTGAAATAGCCATTTTTTATGCCCCTATAATCAGGTTACGGCCTTGACGCCGGTGCTGCCGTACAAGTGCTCGTTGATTTTCACAACGACAACGGCGTAATTCCCAAGCGCATTGCCAGGGACATTCCACAGGCCAACGATCTTAAGGTTAAGTGCCGCCGTATCCGCGATGGTGGACGAATCCAGCTCCATCGTAGAAACACCCGTGGTGGTGCTGCCGCCCGTTCCAACGACGTCAGCGTTCTTGCCGATGTCGGCCTGAACGATGTCTTCGTCAGCCTGGACGATAAACAACTGACTCGGATCGTCCAGCACGTCGGCAACGATCTTGCCCTCAGTGATGTTGACGCTGCCCGGGTAGTAGTTCTTCCAGGTCGGCTTGCCCGTAGTCGGGTCAATATAGAAACAGCCGTTAAACACCCCAAGCGCCGCAGCGTGCGTGGCCGGGAGGAACTTAACGACATAACCGTCTACGATCGTCACCAGGTCGCCCTGATAGATCGCACCTGACTGGTTATCCGCAATCTCGTAACCGTACTGCTTCTGAGATCCAGTCGCAGACAAATTGCCGAGAGAACGGAAACCAAAGGCTTTATCTACGTTCGCCATTTGATTAATCCTCTAAAAAAGTTATTCACTGGTTCCGTTTTTGGAACCACCGAATGAAACACGAGACCTACGGTTTGGGCGTTCGATGACCATGCTCGAGTGAGCATTGCTCTTCAAAAGCTCATTGTCCGCGGCCTGCATTTGGTCGTTCGCCTTGCCGGCATAATATGTGTTTCGCTCTTCCACGTTCTCTTCCGGGATACGCGCCAGAAGAAGACCCCCCACGCTGATTACCCCAGCGTGTCGGCCGTCGTCTGCTACTGAAACTGGAAAGTCTGGGTATTCGTCCGCACGAACCAGCTCGTACCCCTCACGGAGACGACCCGCAACGTTCGAGCGGTCTTCAATCCCGCCTGCCGAAGCCCGAATCCAGCGATGCTTGTATCCCATAGGAGCTGGAGGCGCATCCAGTCGTGAAGGGGGAACCCATGGACGACGTCGCGCGGTCTTCGTACGAGTATCGGTCTCGCGAGAAGCGCGGGTAATGGTCATTTTAACGTCAGACATGTTCCTTACTCCTTCACGTACTTAGCATATTCCTCAAGAGGAACGCCCAGCTTTTTTGCAATTGCCACTTGACTAGGGGTCAATCTGACAGTGCGGCGTGCTGTGTTGTTTATCCCGCTTGAACGAGATGCAGGGGCTACCGTCTGCACGTTACGGCTCCTGTTGTATGTGCTCCCAGACGTTTCCTCAAATTTTTGCGGAAACGCCTGGCGAATACGTTTGTCAAGCTCATCATAGTACTCCTCCGAACTGGGGTCAAACCCCTCTGTTTGGATAAGCTGGCGGTGGATACCCCACGCGGCGTGAGTCATCACAGTATCCCGGCCATACCACTTGTTCTTTTCCGCCCACTCTTCGACCCGGGGGTCGATCTGTTGGGGCTGTTGCTGAACCGGCTGCTGCTGGGCCTGATAGGCTGCCTGCTGGGCCGCCCACTGCTGTTGTTGGACATAAGCCTCCCGCTGGGCGTTGGCCGCCTCGATCTGAGAGTTCTCCATGGTCAACGCGGCTAGGCGCTGCTGGGCCTCGGTCTCGGTATCCACGTCGCCCTCTTCACGGGCCTTGCGGATAATCTGTTTAAGCGCCACGGCCTGAGTCTCGACCCGATTCTTGGCCTCTACCAGACGCTCGGCATCGGTCTTCACGTACCGCTGCTCGACCTCCTGGGCATGGGCCTGGACCTGACGGGCGTAGTTCAGCGCTTCTTGCTCACGGCGCTGCGTCTCTCGCAGTCGCGCTGTCAGCTTATTGATTCGCTTCTTAACGTTATCGCTGTAGTCGTCAAGCTCTCCACGGCCAGACTCCGCCTTTTGAGGCTCAATAGAAGGAATAGCGCTTTCAGATTCAGAAACCTGAACCGTTGCCGGCTGCTCTCCTTCTCCTACGTTAAATTCCAACTGTTCGGTAGACATAAGTGCTCCTTACCACATGTGCAGAACGTCTTCGGGATCGGCCACAATGCCGAGAACCTCGTCGTCGTTGATTAACCGAATCTCGCCCCCGTCAATCGGGATACGGGCTCCGGCATAACGGCCAAAAATGATCCAATCGCCTTGCTTACACCACGGGCCGGTTGCAAACTTGCCCTCGTCCGCATACGCGAGCGGGCCTACCTTGAGCACGTAGCCGCATACGGTTGAGATTTGCTGCTTGCGCTGGGTTTCTTCAGCCAGGGCAATACCGCCCTTGGTCTTCTCTGCCCCGCGGTAGGGAAGGATCGCGATACGCCACCCGGTGGGTGTTGGAATACGGTCCAACACTGACTGATCGAGCTTTTCAGGCCTCAATCCTTCGGCGGTGTATGCGTCCTCTAGGGTTGGCACCTTGCTTGCTGCCTCTTCCGCCCACTTCTTCTCCAGGGCGGTCGGTTCTTGCGATGCGAGTTTCATGAGTCTCCTGTTAGATTGAAAAGCCGTCGTCATCCGTGCGTGACTTCAAAAGCGCTCTCACGGATTCCTCTACCAGCTTCAATCCTTCAATGCGACCCATCATGAAGCGATACCGCTCCATGTCTACGATGGTGCCGTTGAGGACGATTTCCTCAGAGCTCTGTCTGAGCTTTCTAATTTCTAGAAGCACTGCTTCTGCAAATTCAAGCATGGTAAGTTTCCATGAAAAGCAAGCGGTTTTGCGCACCACCAGAAGCGCTTATTGGTCTCAGTATATCTTGACGGGCCGGTTTCCGTCCTTTTTCTTAACCGTGCGCACACCGCCACCGGTGTTCATCTTACGCGTCTTACCCGCTTTGGCGTACGCAATCGCCGCGGCCTGCTTTACCGCAGCGCCTTTGCTCTTCGGCTTGCTCGTGCCAATACGGCCCTTTTCTTTATACGCCCCGACGAGTTCACCAATGTTGCGGCTAATCGTCTTCTGGCTCGATCCCTTTTTAAGCGGCATTTCTTCCTCCTTTTGCTGCTTGTAACTGTAGCTTCGCCTGGTCGATCTGCATCGACTGCTGCATCTTCTGCGTCTCCAACTGCAACTTGGCTTGATCTAACTGCATCCTGGCCTTGTCTGCCGCAGCACGTTGATCAAGTTCCTGCTTCTTGAGTGCGACCAGCGGGTCTTCTCCGCCGCCGGCAGCCGCCTCACCGGAGAGCTGGCCCTGCATGTTTTTCATCTCTTGGAGATAGGTCGCGACCTTGATCGCTACCATGCCTTCCTTCTGAATGGCCGAGACCATGCGATCCGGGTCCGTGCCGTACAACTTAAAAAGCTCGGCCTCAACATCTTCCTCGGACTTAATCTTAATATGCTCAAACAAGTGCTGCTGTAGCTCAACCGCAGCCAATGGGTTGCTCTGGAGGATCGGCGAAAGGCCCATGATCAAGTGCGCGACGATGTGCGCATCGTGTTGCTGGCCCGCGAACGCCTTGAGCTTCATGCCGTTCAGTACCGACGAGTTCTCCGTCGCCGGATCACGCGGCATCTGGTTGTTTTGCGGGATTAAAATGCCGTCAATGTCTCGTACATTGAGCGAGGCATAGACGCGGTAGTACGCCTCGTACATGTTGTGCATGTTCGGCGCCGCTTGCGCCATCTGTAACTGCATCTGCGCAAGCTGAATGCGCTGCGTAGTGCTGAAAATGTTCGGGTCCGCAACCGGTTGCACCGACACCATGTTGCTAAAGTCTGCACGCTTGACCCTGCGGCTCGCGCCCGGCACGTCGTACGGATATTCGTCCGGCAAATACTGGCCAAAGCCCTCAAAGAGCAGTCGAAACTCCAGCGTTTGCGCGTAATGCAGTCGTTTGTGGATCGAAGACATGACCATCGAGCCACGCTCGAGCAACGCCAACGTCGTACCGACCTGAGCGTACTGATTGCCGTCACCGACTTGCATATCGGCCGTGCTCGAGAGCCGTTTGCCCGCGTCCACGAGGAATCCGAGCAGCGCAAACAACACCTGACTCGGCTCCTTGTACGGAAGCGGCAGGAGTGACGCCGAAAGTTCCGCGCCACCAGCATCAATGTCACGCCATTCGCCCGGCTGGATCGGATCAGAGTCGTCCGCGATCCGCGCACCACGGGCTTTAAAGCCCGCAGGCAAATTTGCAAGCGTTCCGGCGTCAATCAACTGCCGTAATGCACTCGAAGCCGCCTTCGAGAGACCGCCAATGAGGTGCACAAAGCCCAAACCGTACGCGCCCGGGCCTTCCACAAGCACGTAATGCACAAAATAGTTGCGTCTGCGCTTCTTCTCGTCATCCTCACGCCAGTTTCGGCGAATTCCAATGACTTTTAGCGTGTCTTCGGCCAGCGTGACGACGTACGGAAGCTTGATTCCCGTCGATTCGCCGTTTTCGCCCTTATCTTCAAAGCCCGGAAGGTTTAAATCGACCAGCATTTCAAGCAAAAAGACCTCGCCGGCCTGATCCGTGGGCTGCACACCAATCACTTTGTCAATCGCAGCCTGAATTTGGCTCGGATCCGCGGGCGTTGGCTCAAGGTCTACCGCAACATCCAGGTATTCGCCAACCAAAACGCGCTTTTTGAACTCATTCGAGTCCATCGCAATGCGATGAGTCAACCGCGAACACTGCGAAACGACGCTCGAACCGTTGTACGGGATGTAAACATCGTCCGCCAAACACAACTTTGAGACCATTCGGCCGAGCTGGTAGTCGTAATAGACCTTCTTAAAGGTCGATCCGCCGTATCCGGTGTAATACAGGAGCTGGTCAAACTCCGGTGTGTACTCTTCCATCACCGTCGTAAGCTGGTAATTCATGAAGTCCTGCACGCGCGAGGCCTGCTGGAACTTATCAACGGTCTCTTTGCCCAGTACTTGCGTGCGAACCGGGCCACTAGCCGGCATCAGCTCCTTAAACGCCTGGGCCTGGAACTGAATAATGGCCTCTTGCAACATCGGATGGCTCGCGCCCGACGCACCACGGAAGGGTTTGGTGCGCTCTTCAATGCGCAAGCCCAGCAAATCCAGCCCCTTGGCGTACATCTGCTCCCAATCCGAGCGCGATCCCTTGTCCGCCTCGAACATCGCCGAAACATCAAGCGCAATCCGGCCTAGCTCATCGGGGTCCACGACCTCCGCAAGGTTGGCGTAGAAGTCAACCTCCTTCGCCTCGCTTTCGCCAATCTCAATAACCGCCCCGCCTTCCTCGTCCAGGACAATCTCAACGTTCGGCATCTCGGGCGCTTCCTCGGCAATGACCAAAATGCCGGCGTCCGGGGCTTGGTTAATAGCTTTGTCAATTGGCATGTTGTAATCCTAATACGTTTCGTGAGGGAAGGCTACCCGCTCCAAGATCAGCTTGCGAAGATCTTCCCGAGAGGTGGTTATCTACTCTTCAGCCTCTGGACCGCGATCGTCATCTTCCATCATGCGGCGACGTAACATGCCAAAAAGGTTAAGCATGCGTTTAAAAGAAAAAGTCCCAAGCGTATTGCGAAGATTGGCCGATTCTGCCGGATTAAAGTCTGAATCAACAATCTCTAGCGGTAACCCTGTCTCTGGGTTGTTTCGACGAATCTGCTCCGTGTGATGCGCATAGCTAACAATCCCAGGCAGTGGCTTGCCCGTCTTCCTGCTAAACACCGGCCGCTCCTCGGCAAGCGCAATGAGCTCACGAAGTTTTGCAAGCTCTTTAGCTGAAAAATTCTTTTCCGTGATCGGCGCAGTCTTTTTGTCCGATCCAATGACCGACTCAAGATACGTGCGCGTCTGCAACGGCAGCCAAGCAGACTCTGCCTCACCGCCCTTGTTGAATCGCTTCGCCATCAGCTCGCCTTCGCGCGCCAGCGTCGCCTTCGAAAACGTCGGCATGCCGAGCGTGTTACGCAACAACTCCATGCGCTGGCGGAGGTCCTCGACCTGAGCCTTGGTCCGTGGTTCTTGGACCTTGGTTACCTCTTCAAGCTCCATGGCCATGCCACGCGCTGTGCCACGATCCGTGTCGCGACGGATCGGACGACGCGATGTGCGACGCACGCTCTGGCTGATCGGCGTCTCATCAAACGACAGCTCAGTACGAGGGCCTTGGCTTGATAGCTCCTCGAGCATGGACCGCGCCGAATCAAGCTGCTTGAGCCCCTTCATCTCGTCCTTGTCGCCGCCACCAAACTCCTGCATCAAGCGCAGCAGCTCGGCTTCGTTCGAGGGGCCGCCCTTCTTTCGTCCAGGAGGCTTCACGGCCCCAGGCGACAAGATCATGTTGCCAAATCGGTCCGTGTAGTAGCCGGCATTTTGCGCACCGCCCAACATCGTCGGACCAAGGTTCGGGTTCTGCGCAAGCGCCTGCAACGGAACATTGCTCGTCGCCAGACTCGAGGGCGTCCGTCCAGTCGGCACAGTGCCCGGAGTCAGGCCGCCCGCGTTCGGGTTGAAGTACGGCGTCGGCGTGCCCGCACCGATCGGCGTCGGCAGCGGAGGCGGCAACGGCGTGCTCGGCATACGGATCGGGGGCGGCGGAGTATACGCAGGAGGGCCCGCTACAGGAGGCGCGGCGCCATCGCCCGGAGGCTGCGGAATTCCCACAGTGGGAGGCAGCTCCGGTCGCGCAGGCAACCCGCCGCCCGTTGGCGGAAGTTCTGGGATCTTTACGGTCCCACCACCGCCACTACCGCGACCGCCCCCCGCCCCACCACCGCGACCAACGCGCTTAAGCAATCGGCCAATGTCGGTGTTCTCGTCAAAGAAGCCATAGTTAAAACCGGGACGACCGGGTTTAGTTTTCTTGTCTGGCGTTTTATCACGATCGTCAATGCCATTTAGGTTACGGTCGATAAAATCCGATGTGCGAGCATTACCAGCACCCGGCACCGTGCCTCCGCCCGTTGTCGGAGGAAGTTGAATGCCGTCGCCCGGAACAGGCTGACTAATGATGGGACCCTGGTCTTTTGAAGGAGGCATGGGCAGAATGCCAACAGCAGGATTGTCCGGTGAGCGAGGAGGCTGTGTCGGAAGAGGACTGTCAATCAACTTCACAGGAGGGGCTACCCCTCCGCCAGGAGGACTCGTACCTGGACCGCCTCCTGTGCCGGGGGCGCCGCCACGGTTCTTCTCTTCTTCAGCCCGACGACGGGCTTCCTCTTCAGCGGCCCTGCGCGCCGCCTCTTCCGCTAACCGACGCTTCTCCGCTTCCTCGCCTATTCGACGGGCTTCCTCAGCCGCTCGACGAGCCGCCGCATCCTGCTCCGCAGTTCGACGAGCTTCTTCCGCACGACGAGCTGCTTCCTCCTCAGCCGTTTTCCTAGCAGCTTCCTCAGCCGCTCGACGAGCTGCTTCTTCAGCCGCTCGACGAGCCGCCTCTTCCTCAGCCGCTCTGCGAGCTGCCTCCTCAGCCGCTCGACGAGCCGCCTCTTCTTCTGCTGCCCTGCGGGCCGCTTCTTCTTCTGCTGCACGACGTCGCGCCTCCTCGTCAAACTCAGCCCCCGTACGAGCAGAGGATCCTCCAGGCATGTCTCGGCCTGGGGTCGTCTGCGGGGGACGCAAAAGATCCTCGTCTCGTCGTGCAGCAGCACGGCGTTGCGCAGGCGTCATGTCGTCGTCAAACAGGGGCGGCTGTTCCACAGGAGGAGCCGCGGTAGGAAGAGCCGCTGGGTTTGTAATCTGCTGAAGATCCGCCGCAGCAGACCCCGGCGCTGCGGCCGGGGGCGGCTCAACCGCTGGAGAAGGAGCCGCAACAGGTTCAATGTCCGGCTCTACAGCAGGCCGAAATATCTCCGGCTCAACCGCTGCCCTGGCCCCCCTCTTTTGCGCAACAAAAGGCTCTGCCACCGGAGCATCCGCTAAAGGCTCCGTAAATTCGCCTTCCTCATCCAATCGACGACGGGCAATCCTATTAGCCGCACGATACTCAGGTAACCGAGTCTTCGGGTTCTTGGTCCCCGCGCCGCCAAGCTTTTTCAACAGATCACGGGCCGTGGAACTAAGGTACGCTAACTCCGTATCGCCCCCACGACCCGCCGAAGCAACCTTCTTAATAAACGCAGCAGTGTCCCGGTTGGGTAACGACTTGGATGACTTCTTGGCCTTCGCCATGGCTACTACGCCCCCGCAATAACTGTCCTTGACATTCTAGTCGTCAATAGTATTCAGGAGCAACCACTTTACCGAGCCCTATGTCCTTATAGTCCGTCCCAAGGGAAACAAAGTTGCCCTGACGGAAACGCATGATGGCCTGCGTCGTCGAATCCACCATGTCGTCGTTATCCCCGTTCGGAAACGCCGCACACTCCTCCACCAACTCCTCCGCCCAATCCGTATCCGGCGCCCACACCATCCCGGCCTCAAACACAGGCGCTACCGCATTCGCACGACTCACCTTGTCCGTACCCGATCGCCGGCCACCCGGCGTGTACATCGTCACAGGAATCCCCATCCGACGAAGCTCCTGCTGCAACGTCACACCCGTCGCCTTCGCTTCAATCAACACGTTGTCAGGATTCCAACGCTTGTACTCGTCCTTCGCAATCCGCTTCAATTCAGGAAAGTCCCACCGACCACGCACGACATCGAGCAAGACAATATTCGGCCCCGAGTCCTGATTCGGGTAAAACACACCCCAAGTCGTAATCACACTATAGTCAGCCGTCTCCTTCTTGCTGTACGCCGTGTCGTAGCTCTGGATAATGTAATTCACAATCGGGGGCTGCGGCTCAGGCCACACGCGCCACCACTCACGCTTCAAGATCGCACCCTCGTCGTTCGTCGGCTGCTGCTGGTACATCGCGTTCCACTTCTGCACCGACAGCGATGAACGAACATTCTCTAACTCTTCACGCGACCAAAACTCCGGCCATAACGGATTCCCAGATGGCAATACCGCCGGAAACTCAATAACCTCCCACTTATCCGCGTTGTGACTAGACTGCGCCTTGAGCAAGCGCGCCGTGAGATCCTTCATCCCCCAACGCGTCATGACAATGACAATCGCACCGCCTGGCTGCAAACGTGTACGCGGACCGCCCTGGTACCACTCCCATGCATTGTCTAAAGCTAAATCCGAATACGCATCCTGCTCCGAATGCGGGTCATCAATAATCAACAAATCCGCACCGCGTCCAGTAACCGCACCGCCTACACCAACAGCAAAGTAACTCCCACCATGGTCCGTGTCCCAACGGCCGGCAGCCTTGCTGTCCTGCTTAAGATCCACCTTCGGGAAGAGCTCCCGATAACGGTCCGACATCATCAGGTCGCGCACCTTACGGCCGAACTTTACGGCAAGCTCTGCCGTGTGCGTCGCTTCAATCGTCTGTAACCGCGGCTTACGGCCCATTAAGAAGGCCGGCAGCAAATAGGACGCGAACTCCGACTTCGTGTGTCGAGGCGGCATGTTGATGATCAGCCGCTTGAGCTTGCCGCTCGCGATCCGGTCAAACGCCGTCGCCATTCGACGATGATGGTCGCCGATCATCGCTTCAGGCCACACGTACCGTACAAAATCGATGAAGTTGCCACGGGCCTTGTCTTGGGTTTCAAGGAGCATGAGCCGGTACTCAAGCTTCAGGCGCTCAGCTTCGACTTCCTGTGGAACTGTGCTCATCCAAAGTCCATTGCGTAGAAATTTGCGCAAATTTTTACACGAGTTGACAAGTTAATCAAAGGGGGTGGTTTTCCTTCCCCTCGGGGTCGGCGATGTTCCACGTGGAACCAGAACTATTTTGCCGCTCATCCAATGTGTGAAATCGAGCTTTAGCCCCCGAAGGCAAACTTCCGGCCCGTTTTTTGAGCCTCGGCCCGCGTAACTCCTTGATCCAGCTCGAAAAATCTCGCGCGATCCACGGCCCGCGATGATCGCCGGTTGACCGACCACGGACCACGGACCACGGACCACAGACCACGGCCCGCGGTACGTGACGCGCGGGCATTGATCGACGGCCCGCGGCACGTGACGCGCGGGCC